CAACTTTCCAACACCTTCCAAAACATTTGGTCCTGAATTCCCCACCTTCTGTAGATACGTTCAGCAAAGTGGAGAGACATCATAGATTGTGTGCAGTCGTATGATGTGTAATCGGTTAAGACAATGCGATGGTCAAAGAAACGCCCTTTCAATGACCCATTTTCCTTTCCATACCGATTAATCCAAGAATCCATTTGTTCCGGTGTGGCACCACCAGTATAAAAGATGGTGTGGTTGGCATGCCACATTTTGTGGAGGATGGCTGAGGCTTTTCGAAAGTAACGGCCAACGAAATGGTGTGCCATGTCATGTGGTGCGTTGACCGCACGAGGATTGGCATTTTCTGGACCTCCTGGATAAGGTTCACCATTTGGCGCTAGCTCAGTCTTTACAAACAAACTAACCTCACCATACTCTTGTAACCACTCCCCTTGACGATTTGGATAAACTCCTCTTCTTTCAACGTGGGAGGGTAACTGCTGCAAATGACTCACCAAGGCTTCCCAAAGAGCCCGTCTCCTTGAGAGAGGAAATTTGTCTAACCAACCCTTTTTGTCAGGAACATCCTCCCTCACAGGAGCAATGAAATCCTTGTCAAAAACTGGCACATTGTAAGCGCGGACCTCTGCACGATTAAAAAATGCGAAGTCATTCTTCATCCGAGACTTGGACCTCAAACGACGTCTCAACTCGACATCATCCAAAAATTCAAGATGGTGCTCGGAAAGAATGTTAATCCCTGCAGATAAAGGAGGACGAGAATTACACAAAAGAAAGCGATCCCCAGTCAAACGTTCATAGACCCCAGACCACTCCAAAGAGCGGTACCGTTCAAGATCTTGGAAGTTAAAATGGGTTGACACCTCAAATGATGTGGTTCTAGTCTTGATGTCCGAAAAGTCCTGAAAGACTTGTGGATACATGTGTGCCAGAGTTGTTTTGCCATGCGCAACAGGACCATAGACAAGATGTACACCATCCTCCGTAGAAGGACGGAAGCAAAGTTGTGTTGGTCTCATCAAAGAATGTTGCACACACCAGAGCTCATAAGCACCACGCAGGTGCCTCGGCAACCAACCTTGTTGGATTGCTTCCCAAATTGATGCCATAGAGGCATGGGGCAATGGAATGAACTCATTTCGCAAATCAAGATTAAGGGCCGGAAGACTCATAGCCACTTCAGCAGCATCCCAGGCTTCAGGCTGTGGTTCATGCTTGGGTCTAGCAAAAGCTCTATACTTGACAGCTGCCAAAAGGGATTGTGAATCCGCTTTGAAGACAGTGGCAAGACGCCGATGCAACACTCCAACATCAATACATGCCGGCCTGAGTAAACGACAATCCAACTTGAAGTTTAATGGCTTGCGGAAGAAAGGGGGAAGTTCCAAGAAAGGAGAACGAAACCCCAATTGGCTACGCCAATGGTTGTTTTTCCAATATGCCTTGGACTCCTTTTCGTCCATGTCGTACTCCATCAAGTATGGCTTGACCTTCTCAAAAAGAGAAGTGGCAGTGCGATAGATCAAACCGCAGTGGACAAGACCAGCTCGGTTAAAATCAGGCAATTGTGCAGCACGCTGAAGACCAGGGTGTGTAGTTTGGACGCCGGCCTCACTTAAGACCGCCCGGGCGTGACAGACTGGACACATTCCATGTCTCCAACGATAACCAGATCGTGTTGGTGGAAACCCAGCGCATGTGATACATCGCTTCTGGGCTGCCCTCTCGGAGTCGGGTTCAGCTTGTGCATCCCCATACAAATGGTGGCCGAAATAATCAGAATGATAGTCTGACTGCACTCTCTTTTCATAGACTCCCCCATGAAGCATCAACAAAGCAACAGCTTTGAGCTCATCAGCGGGCATCTCAGTAGAAAGTAAGATATTTCGTGCCACGGAACCAATGTCAGCATTAGGGGAGGCCGTCAAAAATTTCAGCAATTTCCCCTCCAGGCTTGACCTCATCTGAACCACATGAAGTTCTGTTGGTGACAATGTATCCACAGCATATTTGTATTCAACCATTTCCTCCACTTCAGTCTGAAGTTTCTTACCCTTCCTCTTGACGGTTGTGCGAACGAACCGCCTTGGTGGAACAATAAAGTTGGAGAAAATTGAGGAGGCATAAGCTGTACGATCTATCCCCCTCGTGGTTGAGACTCCAAGAGCTCTCATAGGCATAACTTCAAAAAACTCATATCCAGCAAAGTTGTGTAGAATGGGCTTACTCCAATAATATGTGGCTGTTGGAGTGACTTGCATCGGCGTCAACAAGGCCCGAGTATAGCCTGTCAAACCCCCCAAAAACCCTAGCTCCAATTCTTCACCAGTAGTGATGACAACAGGAGTACGGGTCTTAGAAAGATAAACATGGCACTCTATGCCCCATTTTGCTTGTAAGTCAAATGCTGTTTGAGGATTGGTTGGACCACACTCATAATAGTGAGCTCGAGTGACATCCTTCATGCGACTGGTCCAAAACCGTTGCAGGCGCCTCAAACCGTAAACAAACCCATGACACTGCGGACAGAACAACTGAAAGGAACTCACACCGTGATGACAGTGCACCATCGTAGCTGACTCACTCCATACCTCACGGCCAACCCCGTGACGGGTCAACGATGCGAGAGTTGAAATGAATTTGGCAATGGTACCTCGACAGTTGTCTTGTGGTTGGTTTATCAACTCCAAACCACCACTGTATTCGCGAGTGGGACACTGAGCAAAAGCTTCATAGACCTCCAAGTCTGCTGGAATGCGTGGCAGGTATATCACATCTGATGGAGTTTTGACAGTACCAAAAGTCTCCCCATACCTTGCACGAAGCACAGGTGGGTTGAATGCACCAAGCATCTGAAACTCAGAGTACCCATTCAACAATGCATGCGCAAAGTCGTCTGGGTCCAAAGTAACTGGTGCTGGCGCCCTCATTGGCACCACATCCACATCTGTAATTCCTAGAGCCAAGTCTTCATTTCCCTGTATCTCATTTTGAACCTCTTCATCATCTTCCTCCAACTCCAAGATAGGGGCTGGTTGTGACAACGGCAGACGGGGTCTCATCATGGCAGGACAAACTTGTGGGCCTAGATTTTGCTGTGATTGAGTAGACACAGGAACATTTGTTGTGACCTGCGGCTGATTAATGACGATTGCAGGGAGTACTCCCTGCACAGGAACGATGACTGGAGCAAGTGGGGTAATTTCAGAAGCAACTATCGGAGAGCGTGGACCAATTTCCTCTTGAGCCCTCTCCGTCATAGGCTTGACACGCCGACCCTTTGGAACCTTAAACCAATCTTGAATTCGCCCAAGGGCAGAAACATAACGGTTATAGGCTACCAAATCAGGATCACGTGGCGTGATTGAAAACATCTCCAAAGTCTTACTCCAAGAACTAGTGACGACATGACACCCCGAAAGAGTTCTGGATGTGCTTACATCACTAAACTTCACACCATTGATGAAAAGAACCGCAGGACCAGTCGCAATTCGTGAACGTGCCCAAGTGACACTATTACTTTTGACAAACTGAGCAGCTACGACCAATTCAGCCTTACCATCTGTGCCTGGATGAATGAAGGCAACCGTCAAAGGGTTAGCAACTCCATTGTAGAAATAGTAATGGTAAATGGCTAGAAAATCAACGACGTGAAGGTTCGCATTTTCTTCTCGCTCCTTACACTCTGCAATAAGTCGGTTCAAATCACAATAATCATCCCGATTGAAATCCTTCAAATGGAGGTGATTTTTGAGTTCATTCACTATGCAGGTGTCTGGTCCCCCATCAAAGCAGTTCAAGGTTTGCTGCCCCCTCAAAAAGTTGAGTGGTGCGCGTATGGCAGCTTTCAATTTACACTTAGGTGCAAAATACCTCGAATGATACAAAGTGGGGCTGGGCAAAACCACCATCACACGGTGGTAAACCAAGTAAAGAACCATCAGATAAGAGATGGTGGAAAACTTTTTGTACAGAACACGTCGCCTCCTGTGGTGATGGGAAAAATTCCCTAGGTAGGTACATGATGAACTGAACAAACGGAAGATAGTCATTGTCCATCTGTTGCTCAAGATGGCACTCAGGATACCAAAATGAACAATGGGCCCAATGACTTGTGAGAAAGAGCAAATCGCTGACAGTATGAGAGTATAGTGTGAGAGAAAAAGCCTTAATCGTACGCAATCTGGCGAGGCGTGGCGCCGATCTCCCTGACCACAGAGGTAAGAGGGAAAGATCATGTCGTACTCCGTTTCTTTTCTTGAAGGCCCCTGTTCCGTAGTGGGCATACAGTTGCATGAATTAGAGGCCCTGCAACGCTACAGCCAAGAAACCCAGGACAACAGTGTGACGGCAGCCCAAAGACTGGCACACTAGAAGCCCTACACACGCACACGGTGCCCAATCAAGGGTTGTGTAGGGAGGGAAGTACAAGTGTCTTACGGAGCTTTGACACTTGTTACTCAAATGGTCGGGGAAGAAAACAACCCACATTGGCCAAATGAATATTGCTCCAGCAATGGTAAAAACCACAAGGCTTAACAGGATGAATCCCGCACCACCTACACCCCGAAGGATGGCCGCCAGTAATTAAAGTGCCAACTCCTGAGACTGGCAAGTAGGAAACCCAGC